GCTTCTCACCGCAAGGACCAGAAGACGTGATGATGGCTGAAGTCTGTACAGAGTACACCGACTACGTCCTCCACCGTCAAAACAACTTGTTCGAGGTGATGCAAACAGTCATCCATGATGGCTTGATTGCAAGGGCAGGGGTAGCCAAAGTTTACTGGCAACAGCAGACTGATAGTTACCTAGAGTATGTTGAAGACCTAACCGAAGAAGAACTTGATGCAGTCTTGTCTGATGACATGGTTGAGATTGAGGAAATCGTAGAGGATGAGTTTGGTCTGTACACTGGTGAACTTCGTGTTTTCCGTGACACCTCACAGGTAAAGATTGAGTCCGTTGCACCTGAAGAGTTCTTAATTGAACCACAGTGTCGCTCTTTGGAATCTGCATCTTTCGTTGCTCACCGTACACGTAAGACAATCGCAGAACTGATTGAGATGGGCTATGACGAAGACCTAGTCATGGACATCAGTGACGAAGACAACGACTTTGACACAGACCCAGAGGTTCTATCTCGTTTTGATGACATCGGGGCTGGACGTGGCTTTACGGCTGGCAAAGGTCACCAGAAGCAAACACGTCAGGTGACAGTAGTCGAGGCTTACCTGCCATTGGATGTAGACGCTAAAGGAACCACAGACCTTTATCGTGTTGTCAAAGTAGGTAACGTCATGCTGTCAAAAGACATCGTGACACGTATGCCATTTGTTGCATTTGTACCTCTGCCAATTCCACACGCATTCCACGGTAACAACTTTGCAGACAAGTTGATTGCCATACAGAATGCACGGACTGTGTTGACACGCTCAATCCTTGACCACGCGATGGTAACTAACAACCCTCGTTACACTGTGGTCAAAGGTGGACTGACAAACCCACGTGAACTTATCGACAACCGTGTCGGCGGTATCGTGAACGTGACACGTCCAGATGCAATCAACCCAATGCCTCAGGCATCCCTCAACCCCTTCATCTTTCAGACAATACAGATGCTGGACGAAGACAAAGAGGACACTTCAGGTGTCTCACGTCTATCTCAGGGCTTGAACAAGGATGCTATTAGTAAACAGAACTCAGCAGCGATGGTTGAGCAACTGGCGACTATGTCCCAGCAGCGTCAAAAGATTATCGCACGTAACTTCGCTAACAACTTCCTGAAACCGTTGTTCAACCTTGTCTACCAGTTGTGTGTAGAGAACGAGACGATGGAAAAGATTGTCGAACTAGCGGGTACTTACGTCAAAATCACACCAGCACAATGGTCTGACAAGCGTGACGTGATGGTTGAGTTCAACCTTGGTTATGGCGAACAGGAGACACAGATTCAGAAGTATCTTGCGTTCCACCAGTTATTTAGTGCCGACCCATCTCTACAGCAGATGTACGGACCACAGCAGAAGCACAAGATGCTGAGTGCTATCCTAGACAAAAGTGGAATTAAGAATGTTGCTGACTATCTACTCGATCCTAGTCAAATACCACCACAACAACCAGACCCAGCCTCCCAGATGCAGATGCAAATGGCGCAGAAGCAGATGGAGGTTCAAGAACGTCAGACAGCAGTTGCTGAACTTAAAGCACAGACTGACGCGCAAATTGCGAACATGAAGTTGGAACTTGAGCAACTCAAGGCACAGCAGCAGTTCGCATTACAATCGGACAAACTGGACTTACAAGAGTCACAACAGGCACACAAAGAAGCAGTCAACTACGAAGAGTTGGAGATTGCTAAACGTGCTGAGGATGTCCGAGCAATCGCAAGCCCTAATGGGTAAATAGCATAAGGTTACACATGCCTACACAAGAAGAGCAACTTGTGACGGCAGGGGATGAAGCAGAGGCCGTACTATCGGCCCCTGCGTTCACTTCTGTTGTCGATTCAATCGTGGAGAGTGCTTTCTCTACTTTTGTAAACTCACAGCCCGACGACAAGTTGAAGCGTGAGAATTCCTACCACCACTATCGTGCAATCGCAGACGTGGTGAACACCCTAAAGCAGAGAGTTGAAGTGCGTGACAACATTTTGGCTCAAGGCGACAATAGCCAAGAGGAACTAGGTCTATGACAAACGACCCGAGTAGTAACTCAGAACCCCGCGCGTTAGATTTAGATGACGCCGCAGATGCAATCTTAGGTCGGTGGGATGACGGTGAAAACCTATCTGAACCCGAAGACGAAGATGCGACACCCGAAGAGGTCGAAGAGACAGACCTTGAAGAGGGTGCTAATGAAGATGACGATGACGACCTTGAAGAAGAAGTAGAGGACGACACGGACCCTGAAGAAACTGATGAAGCCGAAGAGTACGATGAAGAGTACGATGAAGAGGTCGAAGAAGACGATACAGAGGGACTACCCACTGTGTCCGAAGACGCCCTTGTCGAAGTCAGCGTAAAAGGTGAAAACAAACAGGTATCCGTGAAGGAACTGAAAAGACTTTACGGTCAAGAAGCATCTTTAACACAAAAGTCTCAAGATTTAGCATCCCAGCGCAAAGTTGCGGAACAAGAGTTCCAAAGAACGCAATTAGCATACCAAAAGATGTTAGAACGTGCAGAGTCTCGACTAGCCCCATATTCAGAGATGGATATGTTACTAGCAGCCCAACAGATGGACGCTGAAACATTCGCCCAACTGAGACAAGATGCACGTCAGGCCGAAGACGATGTGAAGTTCCTCAAAGAGGAAAGCAGCGCATTACTTCAGGAACTACAGACCAATCAGCAGCAAGCGATTCAAAAGGCAGCCACAGACTGTGTGCGTGTCCTCGAAGAGAACCTGCCAGATTGGGGTAACGAATTGTACAACGACATTCGTGCCTACGCTGTAAAATCAGGTCTGCCTCAAGAGCAAGTTGATCAATACACAGACCCAACGGTTATCATGTTGATTAACAAAGCGAGACTTTACGATGAGTCAAAGAAGTCAGCGCAATCAAAGAAAGCGAAGGCTAAAGTGACAAAGTCAAAGTCTACAAGAACAAAGGTCTTGAGTTCTAAAAAGTCCCCACCCTCCAAAACAACATTGAAGGCCAAACGCGCACAAGAGGCACAAGCCAAACTGCGTAATAACCCTCGTTACGGTGGTGACACGGATGATATTGCCGCAGCCCTTATGGCACGCTGGGAAGAGTAAACTCTTGCCTATTAGAAGGATTCATACCAATGGCAACATATACAACATACGATCAGGTCGGTAAGAAAGAGTCAGTTGCTGACATTATTACTGACATCACGCCTTTCGACACACCTGCATTTACAATGTTCAAAGATGAGAAAGTGTCAGCACGCACATTCTCTTGGCTTGAGGACAGTTTGGCAAGCGCGGGATCAAACGCTGCCGTGGAAGGCGCGGATGCCGTAATGGGTACATTGATTGACGCCGTAGAGCGTACAAACAACACCCAGATTCTGACCAAAGGTTTCCAAGTATCTGCAACAGCGGATGCGATTGCAACTTATGGTAGAGCGAAAGAGACCGCTCATCAGTTGGCGAAAGCACTTAAAGAAATCAAGCGCGACGCAGAATTTGCTCTAGTTGGTGCAGACCAAGCAGCCGTAAGTGGTTCTAGTTCTGTAGCACGTCAGATGGCTTCTGCAATCAACCAGATTTCTACATCAGTAGACGCTGGTGCAAACGCAACGGACGCACTTACTGAAGCGAAACTGTTGGAAGCAGGTGAAACTGCATACAACAACGGTTCAGACGTTGACACACTAATGATTAAGCCAGGGGATGCACAAATCGTCGCTGGTTTCTCTGCGTCAGCAGGTCGTAACCGTGAGATTGCGCAAGGCAAAACATTGGTCAACGCAATCGACCTATACGTGTCTCCATACGGTGAGTACCGTGTTGTTTTGAACCGTCACCTAGAGTCATCACACGCTCTATTGATTGACCCATCAATGTTCAAAACATGTACTCTACGTCCATTCACACGCACACTTCTTGCCAAAAACGGTGACTCAGACCGTCACCAAATCGTTGGCGAGATGTCAGTGAAGCACATGAACTTTGCAGACTCAGTGAAAATCACTGGTTTGTCATAAGCACTCTTTAGAACCCTAGCGGTTCTTTAGATTAGGCCGCCCTCGGTAACACAGGTTTTGCTCTCCTTACTGTGTCGCCTTGGGCGGCCTTTTTGATTCAAGGAAGCAACATATGACTAAGAAAACAGTCACCCCCAACCTCATTCAATCGGACACAGACTTCTTGCAGCAAGCAGGGGACACTGTCCGTAAGCATACGCAGAATATCTCACAGGCTTTCTTAGACGACCTCAAGGACGCACGTAACGAAAGTACACAGAAGCCTATGGGCGAGTTTCACCGTGTAGCCTCTATTCCCACTGCTGTGGTCGAGAAGTGGTTACGCGAAGGCTTTGACATCTGGGAAGCATCTGGCCCTGAGATAGTCAAACGACTTCAGGCCGAAGATTTACAGATGTTTATGGCAACAGAGAGGAAAGTCTAATGGCAAATTATGGAAACAAAAAGTTCAAACCATGCAACGGCTGCAAGACACCAATGACATGCAGCAAGTTCGGCTGCCAGAAGCAGGGAAACTAAGCAATGAACAAAGGTGAAATCAGGGCGCACTTTAAAGCCCTCCTAAACCGCACGGACTGTAGTGATGCTCTCGCTGACACCTTTATTGATCAGGCTATCACACGCATCCAGCGTACACTTCGTATTCCTAGTATGGAGAAGACACAGAACTACAGCATAACCGCTCAAGTGTCTTCCATCATCATCCCTAACGACTTACTTGAAATCATGAGTGTATATACAAGTGAATACACTATGTCTCGTGTGGCTTTACGTGAGATGAAACAGTTTCAATCAATCGGGGAAGTAGGGACACCAAAGTACTTCTGTCGCCAAGGTGAAGAAATACTACTCTATCCTCTCCCCTCAACTACTACAGTGTCCATAGACTACTACGGTCAATTCGATGACCTAGTGAGTGACGCATCAAGCAACTCATTGACTAACATTGCTTCGGACTTAGTGACGTACACGGCTCTATCCTATGCAGCCGACTATTTTCTAGACGAACGTGGCCCTCTTTTCGATCAGAAGTCCAGTTCGTTCCTCATTGAAATACAAGAGCAAGCCAACGAAGCCGAGCAGTCAGGGTCTCTCCAAACAATACGCCCTTCTGGCACATACTTAGAATAATCGAGGCGACTTACAGATGGCAAAATCAAGTTTCTTCAGCGGCACTGGTACTAACTCCACTGACGTTGACTCAATCACAAGTTCCAAGGCCGCAGCCGAAACCGCAGCAACAAATGCCGCTACCAGCGAGACCAATGCCGCATCCTCAGCGTCATCAGCATCTACCAGCGCATCTAATGCAGTTACCAGCGCATCTAACGCATCTAACAGTGCAACTGCCGCTGCCACTTCAGAAACTAATGCTGCATCTAGTGCAACTGCCGCATCTACAAGTCAGACCTCTGCAAACAACAGTGCTACAGCCGCAGCAACTTCAGCAACCAATGCAGCCACAAGCGAGGCTAATGCCTCTACATCTGCAACTAACGCTGCCTCAAGCGCGACAGCATCAGCAGCATCCGCAGTATCCGCAGCCACAAGTCTATCTAACATTGGTGCTTCTGAAACAAATGCAGCAAATAGTGCTACAGCCGCAGCAACCTCAGAAACTAATGCAGCTACCTCTGCCACGAATGCTGCAACCTCAGAGACTAACGCGGCAACATCTGCAACGACAGCCTCTACTGCGGCAGCCAATGCATCTACATCAGAAACAAACGCTG